GTTCGATTCGGAGTACCCTGCAAAATTTAATAATATGAAAAAAAACATTGATATACCTGATGAAATTCGTTGGGATTTAGAAATCCTTGCGAAAAAAGAAAAGAAAGACCTGAAAAATTATATTCAGGATTTGCTTGTAGCACTTGCGAAAGGTTTAATCGTTTTAAAAAAACGAAAGAGTGCGTAGGCATTTTTTTATTTTAAAATTTCAATTTATGAAAGTTGCCTTGTTAAAGGAAAATAAAAGTACAAATGATAACAGCAACGGGTTGTGTCTAACGAGCCGAGAGCTTGCCGTTGGAAATTCGCCGGATTTTGCACTTCCAAAAGACGAAAAAGATTTTACAAGGTTAGACAGATTTGCTTACGGCAAGGTTTATGTTACACGCTGTCCGCTGCCTTACAGAAAGAGTAAACAAGTGTGATAAGGTTGGTAGCAAATTGTCTGGCTTCCGTCCCGTTACACGACAATAGAAGATGAAATAATATTTATTATAAAATTATGAAAAAAGAAAAAATTAAGTTAATTAGGCGACTTGAAGAAGTTGTTGGTTATACAAGGTTTAAAGTGAGTAATAAATCTTCAGATGAAGATATTGATAACGTATTAAATTTTGTTCTTAGCAGTATTGATGAATTAACAGATAACTTTAAACCTCAAATAGAAAAATTATTGGGTGATGAATAATATTTATTAAAATTTTTATATATGAAAGCAGAAATAATAATAAGAGTTGAATCACCAACGGAATGTTCAAAAGAAGATTTTAAAGAGTGGTTAGAGTGGGAATTTAAGTTAAGAGCAGATATTAAATTAACTAATACGTTGTGTGATTATGAAATAAACCCACAGGAAATGGAAAGTGAAATAAAAATTTTATCTTAATATTTCATTTTCGTCAAGTTGCCCTTCGCAGCGGATTGTCGTGTAACGGGCTGCGGATTGTAGCAGTTTAATTAAAGTTTATTAAAAAGCGAAGCGTGGATATTTTAATTTAATTTATATTTATATGAACCTAATAAATGACCATTTTCAAAATTACAAGCCTTATGCAATACCAAAGGCTCAACTTGTTATTGCTGACATTCCTTACAACTTAGGTAATTATGCGTATGCCTCAAATCCTGCATGGTATAAGGACGGATGTAATGCCAACGGTGAAAGCGAACTTGCAGGAACAGAATTTTTTGATACCGATAAGGATTTTCGGGTAAAAGAATTTATGCACTTCTGTTCAACGATGCTAAAGGCAGAACTAAAAGAAATAAAAGAGCCAAAAACCGAAGGTGAAAATGTGAAAAGGGATAAAAGTAAAGCACCCTGCATGATTGTATTTTGCGAATTTGAGCAGCAATTTTCATTAATACCTTTAGCAAAAGAATACGGACCGAACAGATATATTAATTTAGTTTTTAGGAAAAACTTTTCTGCTCAGGTATTAAAGGCAAATATGAAAGTTGTCGGAAACTGTGAATATGGAATGATATTTTACAGAGATAGATTGCCGAAATTTAATAACTATGGTAAAATGATTTTTAACTGCATGGACGTTGTTAGGGATACAACTTCTCCTAAAATACACCCGACACAAAAATCCGTTCCTTTACTTGAATCACTTATAAAAATATTCACAGACCCAGGCGATGTGGTTATTGATCCTGTTGCCGGAAGTGGTGCAACTTTGATAGCTGCAATCAATACAGGACGTAAAGGATATGGTTTTGAAATAAAGAAACCGTTTTTTAAAGAAGCAAGTAAATGGATAAAAAGCGTACAGACCATAAAAGAAGAAATAAAAGAAATTGGTTATGCTAAAACAGAAATAGAGAAACAAGGATTAACATTATTTTCATGACTTTGAAAAAGTCAAAGCGGGAAGGGCTTTTTAATTTTTAACTTTAATAAAACTGAGAGATGAAAAAACAAACTGGAATAGAGGCAAGGGCAATTAAATTGCTACAATCCGTTGATATGGCGAGTGCCTCCCGATTCATTTTTTCATCAGTGTTAGCCAATCCGCAGCCCGATATGGCGAATCGCAGAGGAACGCAATCTTTAAACTTTTGCAGGGTAGGGATTTTGAGTTGAGGAAAAAGTTGGATTGCGTTGAGGTGTGTGGCATTCGCCATAATGAGCCGAGAATTGCGGTAGTTTTTTATGAATTTGGATAAATTATTTCAGATTTATACAGTAATTAATAAAAAAGTACAGAAATAAATTGTATGATGAAAAGAGTAATAAATAAATTACAGCAATTCTATGTTACCCGTCTGTGCCTACGCATTGACAGGAAACAACAATTTATTAGCGTAAGGGCAATTCTCGGCTCATTCCCCGCAATGAAGTGGTCAATCAATTTTTAACTTTTTAAATTTTTAGAAAAATGGAAAATAAACAAATAGAAATAGATGGGATAAAATATAAGGTAATTGAACGTCCTAAACATAGTAGATTTTTGTGTGATGGCTGTGCCTTTGAAAATAAAAAATGTTTTCTTAATGATAGGATTCCTTATTGTCAAGGTATTATTTTTATAGAAGTGCGAAAAAAATTAAAAAAGTGAATTGATTGAAGGTGCGTAGGAATTGCGGGGAACTATTGTATTGCTTTATTTTTTGTTTAACTAAAATTCTATAACAATGCCAAAACCAAAGACATATATTAAACCTATAAGATTAACTGGCGATGTTCTTGATATCTGGGAAGAATTAAAAGTAAACAAAATCAGATCAGCCGAAATATTTAAAATAGCTGGTGAGAAAGCATTGAGGGGAAAGTTAAAAGAATTTAATCTTAGCAAAAATAAATTCAAATATCCTTTTTAGTATTAACTTTGTAATTAAAAAATAAACCAAAGTAAAATAAGAAAATTTATATTTTAGTTTTAACCATTAAAGTAAAATAAACCTATGGAAAATTTTAAAACAGAATTAGTAGAAAATGAATTTAATGAAATAAAAGATTTGGTATGTGAAGCTATTTTACATAAAACAGTAGAACATAAACAATTTCTTTTAATCAAAATTGGTGCAATAATGGTTGGTTCAGAAAAGAAATTTTTAGAATCAGCAGAATCACAAGGATATAATATTGATAAGGGACTTGACCCTAATGAATCTTTTTAAAAATAAACCTATGAAAAAACTATTATTACTATTATCATTAATTATTTCTATATCTGTAAAAGCACAATATGGTTATTATCCAAGTGGCGAAAAAGATACTGTAAAGGCAATATTTCAAATATGTGATACTACTAATTGGAGTTGTTCTTATTATACCTTTTACAGAGTAAATTTATGCGTTTCAGGTTATGCAATAAGAGAAAAACAAGTCTATGTTGGTGATAAGATGCCACCTTCAAATTATGATGATAAATGGGTAGTAATAGATTTTTTAAATGATACTAAAAATAAGTTCCGACAAGGAATAGTAATTTGGGATTATAAACTAATAAAATAGATATATGGAAGAAACTTACATTTTTAATAAAACTCCCAAAAGGAAAAAATCATTTCATAATTACCCCATAGGGCTTTTTATGCTCTTATTGATGGGATATATGATTTTTAATGTTATATACCATAACGGGGAGAAAGTTCAACCAGCGACACCGGACATGGTAAAAACAGTAAAATTTGATACTAACTCAAATAAGTTATCAAAAGAGGATAGTTTAATCCTTGTCAAGTTATTATCTGCCCTACCATTAAGGGAGCATCCTAACTATTCGGGATATAAATACACTAATTGGGATAAAATTTATATTAAAAAAGCTGATCGTAAGAGTTGTTACATTGAATATGTATTAAATTATTACATTGGCTATGGTCATAAACAGAAGAAAAGTGATCCTGCAAAGTGGTGGAGAGATTTTCCACGTTACTATATGACAAAGAAAGAAGCTGACAGTCTTTTATGGGTTGATATTAAATTTGCTAATGCAGAGAATGAAAGGCTTAAAAGATTAACTTTATATACAGACGTTTACGATATTTTTATCTCAGGTAAAAAACTACATTAAAACTTAAAAATATGAAAAAAGAAAAATGGATTTATGACAGTAAATACCTTGTATTTTATTGGAGGTGGTGTTTTGACATCAGTTTTGAAATTTGTGGATATTTTGATAATAGACCACGAATAAATTTAGATTTAATATTTTTTAATCTATCTTTAATATTGCCATTTAGAAATAAATGGACTGATGAATGTGATTGCCCAAAATGGGGAATATCAATTCATAATAATACATTTTGGATTTACAGGGGAGGAAAAGGTAATATGAATGGTGGTAATAAATGGTGGACGTGGCATATTCCATTTATCACAAAAGAATGGATGCGTACTTCTATTTTATTGAAAAATGATACTTGGGAACACGAAACCAAAAGCAATAGGAAAGATTTTTATAAAGACGAGTGGAAACAGAAACGAAAATCGTGGACCTATGATTATACAGATAGTTATGACGGTGAAATTATACTTACAACAATTTACGTTGGAGAAAAAGAATGGCGACCAAAATGGTTAAAATGGACTAAATTATTTAATATAATAAATAGATATATTGATGTTGAATTTTCAAAAGAATGCGGTAGGAAAAAAGGGGAATGGAAAGGCGGAATTCTTGGATGTAGTTATATTTTACTACCAAATGAAGAACCATTAGATTGTTTGAAAAGAATGGAAAAAGAAAGAAAATTTAAAAGTTAATAAATAGACGTAAACGGTATTTGGAGAGGTAAAATAATAATTAAAAAATAGTAATATGGAAAAGAAAAAAGAAGTAATTGATTTTCTCACTTATCTTACAAATAGAGATAATAAAATATTAATATCTGATTGTATATTTAATCGTGCAAAAAAAATATTAAAATCAATTTCTCTTATTGACACATCAAACGAACTATATCAATGTCCTTATGATGAATCCGCGTCATGTACGCAAGAAGACGGATGTAAAGGTTGTGAATCATGGAAACCTATGAAAATAATAAAAATAGATTGCTGCGGAAAATGTATTTGTCATATAAGTTCGTATACGCCTTTTTCTCCTTATTATAGTACAGTTAAAGAAATTTGTAATGCTAATAGAGAAATTGAGATTAAAGATTTATCAATTATTCATCCTAATTGTCCTTTAGAAGACTATGGACAATCTATATTAAAACCTGTTATTGAATCTGTAAAAAAGGTTTGTTCTATGAAGATAATAACAGACCATTGTATAAATGAACCGGAAGGATGTAATACTTGTGAATATTATAAAGAAACAAGAAAGGAAAATCAATGATTAAAACACCAAAACAAAAAGCAGATGAACTCTTTAGAAGATTTCTGACTGCAATAGTTGAAGAAATGGAAGGCGCAGACCAATATACTGCAAAGCAAGCCTGCCTGCTTCATCTTAAAGAACAAAGAGAAACACTTCAAGAACTTTACAAAGAAGTGACTGAGTTGAAAGGAACCATTGATAATACTGCATGGGCTGAATGGCGAGTATCACTTGAAAATAAAGGAATATTCTTTGAGCAAGTAGAAAATGAAATAAACAATATTCAAATTGCCTGAAATAAAAAATTGACATGAAAGTATTAGTATTTAGCTACAAGGCGAATAAAGTCAAAATTGATAAACAGGTTTTGACTTTAAAGGATAAGCTATGCCCGATCCGGTTGAAAAAAGAATCTATCAGAAAATTGACTGAAAAAAAATAATATGAATACTACTCTTCTGTATATTTATAGATATGATGTGTATAAGAAGCATAAACGCATTAAAAAGGTCGAAGTAGATATATCTATTGAAAATGATAAATTGAATGAAAAACGCAAAGAAATAGCGTTATTAGAAGGCGCACTTATTAAAGAAATTATTTTTTATTATAAAGAGAAAATTTAAAAAAAATATAAAAAATAGACATCCTATTCAAATTTGTAGTATATTTGTAAAAAAGTCTTAATTTTGCATAATGGAAAGTATAACATTAGAAGAAATCAACTCACTTAAAAATACAATGGAGCAAAAAATAGGTGCTGCAATTTCAGAATTTAGCAATAAAACCGGAATATGGGACGTTCAAATAACAGGAATAGAACCAAATGGAGGTCGTACAGCAAGAGGAGAAAAATGTAGTCATGTAACAAGTGTTTTTACTAAAGTAACAATATAATGACTCACGTTCATAAGCCAAATAGAAAAAATATCATTTAATTTTATATAATTAATTCTAAAATAGTATTGTATAGTATTAATTTCATTATATGAAAGGTAAAAAAGGATTTCAAAAAGGTGAACCAAAAAAAGGCGGTAAGCAAAAAGGTTCTAAAAATAGAAAGACTATTGAATGGGAAGAATTTGGCAGGGAGTTACTCGAATTTGGATTGCCACGTGCAATGAATATTATGAAAAACTCGACTGACAGAAATTTTATGTTTTATTTCGGAGATCTCATTGAATACTTTAAACCAAAACTTTCAAGAGCGGAAAACAATAACAATGATACTTTGACTATTGAATGGAAAGAAAGCAAAGTATATCCTAAAAAATAAATAATTTAATAAATAACATCATTTATAAAATGAAATGATAATCATGCAGGAGTAAAAAAAGAAAATATTTAATAAAACTAATAAAATATTGAAATTAACATTAAAACAGACCTCCGCTCTCGACTACCTTGAGGATAACTCTACAAATGAGTTGCTTTTTGGTGGCGGAGCGGGCTAATTGGAGGCGGTAAATCAGCATTAGGTTGTTACTGGCAATTAAAGCGTAGACTGAAATATCCGCAAACAAGAGGATTAATCGGCAGAACAGTATTAAAGACTTTAAAGGAAACCACGCTTGTAACATTGTTTGAGATTGCTAAAATGCAGCAACTTGTAGTTAATAAACATTTCAAATATAATGGACAATCAAATCAAATAGACTTCTTTAATGGCTCCACGATATTGCTCAAAGATTTATATTTATTTCCATCAGATCCGAACTTTGATGAATTAGGTTCGCTTGAAATAACAGATGCCTTTATTGACGAAGCAAGTCAGGCAACAAACAAAGCAAGGAATATCATCCGTTCAAGGATAAGATTTAAACTTGACGAAAATAATTTAATACCTAAAATTCTATATACAACAAATCCGGCAAAGAATTGGACTTATTCAGATTTTTTTAAATTACACAGAGATAATAAAATGCCTGATAACCGCAAATTTGTTCAGGCGTTGGTTGGCGACAATCCTTTTATTTCTAAATATTATAAGGAAAGTCTTTTAACTTTGGATAAGAATTCAAAGGAAAGGTTACTATACGGGAACTGGGATTACGATTCTGATCCATCTGATTTATGTTCTTATGAAGCTATATTAGACTGCTTCACAAACGACCATGTGCAGCCGACCAGAATAAAATATATAAGTGCCGACCTTGCTATGCAGGGAAGAGATAAATTCATTGCTGGGAGTTGGAATGGATTAATATGTACTTTAAAAATTGATAAGCCTCTCTCTACGGGCAAAAGTATAGAGAACGATATAAAACAGTTAATGATTAGCGAAAGCGTCCCACACAGCAAGACAATAGTTGATAGCGACGGATTAGGGGCTTACTTAGAATCTTATTTGACAGGGATTAAAGAATTTCATGGCGGGGCGAAAGCAACAGTAAGATATTTTGACGGTAAAAAGTTACCGGAATATAATCATTTAAAATCGGAGTGCGCTTTTAAACTTGCTGAACTTATCAATGACAGAAAAATTAAGATTATTTGTAATGAAATGCAAAAGGAGTTAATCATTGAGGAGTTGGGCTGTTTGAAAAAAGACAATATTGATAATGATACAGGCAAACTTGCAATAATCAAAAAGGATAAGATGAAAGAGATATTACAGCGAAGCCCTGACTATTTAGATATGTTAATAATGAGAATGTATTTTGAAATAAAAAAAGAGGTTGGAGTTTGTTAAAAATTATTATATTTGTAAAATTAAGTATAAAAAATGTCAGACTTTGAAATATTAGTAAAAACAATAAATGAATTGACTTTGCTGATGCAGATCAGCAAGAGTAAAAGAAGATTTAATGAATTATACCGAGAAAGAAATAAATATTTGAATGAACTTTATAAACTAAAAAAATAGGAGACAATAAAAATGGCATTTACAGACACATTCATTGATGAGTTAAGGAATACAGCAGAGTTGTTTTCAGTAAATCAGTTTGCTTCATCTATTGAAAACCCAATTACATTAGATGTTTTCAGTATTGCTCTTTGTAATAAATCATTCCAGAGAAACAGTACAGAAGAAGAAATATTATTTATATTAGGCGAAGAAAGTTACAAGTATGCTATATTTGAATTAATGCACAGCACACTTCCAGTATCACAGTATTTTTTAAATAATAATATCCAATTTATTTACTCTGAACACTTAGATATGAAAGAATTTATATTGTATATTCCTTCGATTAATAAATCAATGAAAGGAAACACATTAACAGGAAGGGCGGCATTGGCAACAGATATGAGTTCCGATAACGAACTTGAAAATATTAATTATAAAAAAGAAACGCTAAAATATTGTAAAGGGAATAATTATAATTTATATTTTTACGGATTTATAGCGGGAATAATTACATTGACAGTATTTATATTAATATCTAAAATATTGAACTAAAATAATAAAACTTATGAAAAAACTATTTTTAATTTCGTTATTCCTGATAACAGGATTAATCAGTTGTTCTAAAAAAGAAGAAGCCGACACAAAGACAACTGATGGTTGTTGGGACTGTACCATTAAAGCAACCTATTACAGTCATGGAGTGCAGACAAACCATGTAGAAAATGTACAGACGTTCTGCGGTAAGGAATCCGATATGCAGACTAATCAAACTGCAAACACTCATTCAGATAGCACATTGATACAGACTTGTAATTGTTTGCCTCAATAATTTAGTATTGCTTAATACTTTTTAACAATGATAAAAAAATGTTATTTTTGTAAAAGTTTTTATTAATTTTGCATTTATGGAAAAAGAAACTTCTGATTATTTAAGTATTATAATTTGGTCTTGGTTTATTATAGGAATATTATCACAAATAATATATCGCAGAACAAAAGATAAACAGATAACAGTAATTGGATTTATTAAAAGTTTGTTAATAGGTTTATTTGCAGGATATATATCATTCATAAGTTTAATATTTTATTTAACAGATACTTTCAAATGGAATTTTTGGAATAAAAAATTATTTTAAATATGAAAATATTAGGCTCTGAATTAGAAAAAAAAGAAATACAGAATAAAGCTGTTACTACTCCCATCCAAACCAATATTAATAAAGAAGCAGTTAATAAACTCTATGAATCAATTACCCGACTGTTCGCAAAGAATCAATTCATTTGGAATAAGAATGATTTACAGGCAGTAATTGAACAAGGTTATCTTTTCAATCCCGATGTTTATTCAATAATAAATAAAATCATACAGACCGCCTCAATGGTTGCTTGGCAAATGTATGAGGTCAAAGATACTAAAGCATTAGCACGTTATAATATTTACAAAAAAGCAAATAATTTTGACGCAATTCAGGAATATAATATTAAGGCATTGGAGCCAGTTGAATCCCACCCATTACTTGACTTACTTGAAAATCCAAATCCTTATAGTACCGGAACTGTATTCGATCAGAATTTACTTGGATATTATTGTTTGCTCGGCAACTCATATTTGAATAAATTAATTGTAACTGGAAGCAAAGGCAATGTCGCAGGACAGTTGATTGTACTCCCTGCATATTTGGTAAAAATATTATTCGGAGATAATAAAAGATTAATCAGTGGTTATTCTATTGATAACTGGAATGATGTTCGTTATAATTTCACACCGGAAGAAATTTATCATTTCAAATCATTCAATCCTGATTATGGAGTAGGACAATTTATGTACGGTGCAAATCCGTCGGTTGGTGTTTCATTAGAAAAAAGTAACCAGTCATATCAGGCAGCCATCTCTTTGATTGCTAATATGGGAGCAATGGGTTTATTATCAAGTGGCAATGACGAATCTATTGATCCTGATTCTGCTAAATTAATCAAAGAGAGATATTATGAAGAATATGGCGGGGCAAAGAACAGAGGTAAAATGATGATTATAGGTCATAAGATGGACTATGTTAATATGGCTCAATCTATAACGGACCTCAACTTAATACAAGGACAAGAGCAGGACTTTCTTACAATGTGCCGAGTTTATAATGTTGATAGTAGAATAATGGGATATGTTAAAGGCTCCACGTTTAGCAATATGAAAGAAGCCCGTCAAGACTTTTTACAGAATAGAATACTACCATTAAAATATATGCAAAGTGAAGCATACAATAAATTTCTTTTGTCTGCATGGGATTCAATAAGTCCAAAACAATATTATCTCGACATTGATCACAAGAGTATTCCTGAACTTCAAACAGATTCAGATAAGTTAAGTTTGCGTCTACAGTCAGAGATAGAGAGAGGTATAATTTCGCCAAAGAATGCAGCTAAACAATTAGACTATCCTAAAATTACAGATCCATTAGCAGATCAATTATGGATAAGAACTGATATAATACCGATGAATCAGGCAGGGCAAAAACCTACATTTACACCACCAAAACAAATACCGGAATGATATGAAAACAAAAAATGGAACAGTAAAAATGACATTAAAAGATTTAACAATAGATGTTAACTCAAAAGAAAAAGCATTAAATAAATTTAGTAAATGGTTAGATAAATTACCTACACAAAAAAATATATTTATTTATTGTGCTACTATGATTTGTAAAGAATCTAATACTAAATAATAAATTTTTAAAATGATAAAAAAAACAAACATAAAAGAAATTGAGAAAGAATTTATAATTAACAACCTCTCACAATATCAGAAAGAGTTAATTGAAATAAAGTTTTATGTTTTTAATCGTTTTAATGAACTTCAAAAAAAGAAAGTAAATAAAGAAGACATCAGCTATATGATTGCAGAGGATCTGGGATTACAACCCTCAACTATTCATCAGATGTACTACCGCATGCTAAGAAAAATTATCCTTTCGATAAAAAAATAGTTAAAATTGTTTTTTATATTAAAATTAATATTATATTTGCATATTCTTTTATAAGTAAAGATTTATATCTATTACATTAATATTATAAAAGATAAAATAAACTATGAGAAAATTTATCGTGTGGCTAATCAAAAACATTAAAATCGGAGGGTAATTTTGAAACATTACATAATGAAATCGTGGTCTGCATTCAAAAGATGTGGAATTTTTAGCTTTTAAGGTGTTAATATAAGATTAATTTTATTATCTCTATAATAAGATTTATATTTAAAAATTATAGTTTTTATAATTAAAACTCGCAAATAAGCATCATTCATTATTTCTTTTATTCCGCATCCTCGATTCAATCTATCGCAAAGTAAAATAAAACAATCCATATATAAATCCTCTTTGACTTCTGTTCTGTTTTTTATTTTATATAAACAGGCATTCAAATATTTAAAATCTTTACGTATAATATTCATAAAAAATTCATAAAATCTTTCAGTTCCTTTATTTCTATTTAAAGTAAAATCTATTAATAAATTTTTATAATTATCAGATAATTCAGAATTTTTTATTAATCTTAATCTTGTAAATAAAGGAATATTAATAGTTGCAGCTCTGATATGTCCTTTTATTAATTTTTCTAAATTTTCTTTACTTAATTTTCTCTTACCCTTTCTTCCTTCAGACTTAATTTTTCTTATTTTTACCCATTCTAAGTTTTCAGCAATAATATTTAATTTATTATTATCTTTATAAATAAATTGAGTATATTTTTTAGGATTCTCAACAAAATAATACGCAACTATTCTCGCAGCCATAACCGTATTACGTTTTCCATTATTGTCTTTTAATTTTATGCCCAATGAATTAAATCCATTATTTTTAAACAAATAAGGAGTTGTTAGTCTTTTTGTTTCTATATTTCTAAAATTACCAAAATTACTAACTTCATATATCGGAAATTTTAATATTTGTTTCCAAATCTCTAACATAAAATAATATCTTTTTAAAATACAAATATAAGTATTAAATTATACTATTTTATACTTTTTTAAAATTATATTTTTGTAATTAAATAGTAATTACAGAAATATGCCATTTGCAAACGAACATTCCAGTCGTCTAATTGATCCCAAAGAATTAGAATCCAGAGTAGGTTGGTTGGGTTCTAAAGATGGAGTTAAGCGTACTCATGGAAGCGGTAAAGGCAAAGTGCAGGGAGTTTCAATACCCGTAACTATTGATGTAATTTGGTATGTTTATAAAGATGGAGCAATCATAGCTCAAACATTACGTTTCCCTATTGAACACTGGCATTCAGTAGAAGCTTTAAAATGGTTAAAAGATAATAAGATTAAATATTTATCTTTTGAGAAAGCCACCAACGGAAAGACCATTGACGAAGTCCTCACCAAAAATCTTATTTCTGAATTTTCAATTAAAGACCTTGACGAACCTCAAGGCATTATACGTCTGTATGCAAATGCTTATAACAATTTGGATGCTGACAGGGATATATCAGAGCCGGGATGCTTTACAAAGACTTGCAGAGAAAACTTGAAACGTATTAAGCATTTAAAAGACCATAAAAGAGATATGTTACTTGGCTTTCCTATGGAATTTGATTGTAACGATCCTTATGGGCTTCTTGTTACTTCCAAAATCAATATGGATAAGCCTTTATGCAAAGATACATTTTCAGATTATAAATTCTTTGCCGAAAATAAAAGACCTATTGAACACTCAATTGGATATTCAGTTGTAAAATTCAGTATTGAAAATCCTGATGACTGGAGTAAGCGAATTCGCAGAATTCAGGAATACAAATTATTTGAATATTCTACATTATCATTCTTAGGGGCAAACGAAAGAAGTACAGCTGTTGAAGCAAAAAGTATTTCAGATTTAAAATCAGAAATGGAATTGCTTAACGAAATGCTTATCAAAGGTGATTACACAGACGAAAGATTTACACAAATCGAAAATAAACTTACCGAGATTCAAAACAGAGTAAAAGAAATGAAAACACTTAATGAAAATGAGCCGGAGCAATCCACTCTAATAGTTGAGCCGGATTCGCTGTTTGAAAAACAAAGTAAGAAAAAAATAAATTATTCATTTTTAACTAAAAACATTTAAACACATGAAAAAAAGTTTTATGGCGAAAATATTCGCAGCATTATTTATCTTCGCAATGCCTTTCGTTAAAGGTATGCAGATAGTAGAAGGAGAAGGAGAAGCTGGAGTAACAGATGAAGAAAAGGCTTTACTTTCTAAAATTGAAAACAAAGTAAAATCATTAACACACAATCTTACAGTAGGATTAATTTCCGAAACTCTTTTTAATCAGAAAATGGCAGAGTTACAAACAGCTATTGATAAGGTTAAAGAAACAACCGTAACAACTGAATTAAAAACAGCCATTGATGAAATAAAAGAAATGGCAACCAAACAAGGTATTGAAATTTCTGCTATTAAACAGATGTCTCCAGTTATTGCTGAGAGAAAAACACTTTTACAGGGTGTTAAGGAATTTTTGGAAAATGCCGATATTAAAGCATATATTGAGAATGGAGCAAAAGGACAATCAATAAGAGTTAAGACACTTGTTGATATGACTATGGCAACAGCAGTTACCCGTCCTATTACTCCTTATACTCAATTACTTGGTGGCTTACCTGTTTATGCTCCTGAGCGTAAAATATCTATGACTGATGTTATTCCGGTAGGAACAACCGAAAGTGAAACAGTTACTTTTAATCAGGAATACGAATTTGAAGACGGCGTAACAACCTTAACCGAGAACCAGGCCACAGGGAAGAGTTCATTTAAACTTCGTCCTTCTAATTTAACAGCTGGTAGAATTGGAACGCATCTTATTGTATCAAAAAGAATGTTGAAAAATACATCATTTTTGATGGCACATATTTCAAATAGGATTCCTCAGAAAATAAAGAAAGCTGAAGATACTGAAATATTAAACGGAGACGGTTCAGGCTCAAGGCTTGTCGGACTTATGCAGAACGCAAGTACATTTGCAGCCGGTACATTTGCAGGATATGTTCATGGAGCGCAAGAGATAGACGCTCTATCTGTAGCAATTAGCCAATTAACACAGGGTGAATATCAAGCATCAGGAATTGTTTTAAATCCTATTGATGCTACTAAGATTGAGTTAATAAAGACTACAACACACGAATATACAGGTCAAACAAAGGCTTTACGTGGATCTGATGGAGTTTTAAGAATATCTGGAATACCAGTAATTGAAACAACTGCAATGACAGCTGGTAACTTCTTAGTAGGTGATCTGAAAATGGCTTGCGAATGGTTACTATTCACTCCATTAACAATGTCAATATCTGATACACACGCTTCATTATTCTTATCGAATGAAGTTTGTATCAACTTTGAAGAAGAACCAGTATTCCCTATCTACAATCCGCTAATGTTCGTTAAAGGCGTATTTGCCACAGCAATAGCAGCAATAGATGCTGGAAGCTAATTAACTTTAATTAGTATATAAAAGAAGCCTCGAAATTTATCGGGGCTTTTTTATTTGTTATAATTAAAAAAATATTTATATATTTGCATATTGTTCATTGACGTTATTATAGAAAGTTTGTTTGGACTCGGGTTCGAAACCCGACAATTCCACACAGGGCTAATTAATAAAAGATGATGAATTCTATTAAAAAGCAACGGAGTATAAAATCTCAAAAGGCTTGTGGATAACAGAAAGACTTACAGACTGCCACATAGAGCAACTCACAATTCTTTGAAATTAGCCTAATTTTACAAACGTAGTATAAAGGCAATAGTTGTAGAACTTAGAGCAAACCTACGGATCGTTATTAAAAATATGGGGTTGAATGGCTTTGACAGCAAACAAGTAAGAATAAAAGAGAACAATACAGCCATAAACGGCGAAATGCAATATAAATTAGCTGCTTAATTGCAGCGGATTAATCCCTATACAATAGTATCAGGGATTTTTCTTTTTTATTGTTAATATTTATTTTTGTTGTTTAGTATTATGTTATACTTTTTTATTATTTTTGTATTTCAAACCTAAAATAAATATTAACTAAAAAAAGGAGAGTAAAATTATGGAAGAATATAAAGAAGAAAAAAAGTTTGGCAAAAAGATAATCTATTGGATTATCGGATTATGTTTTGCGGTATCAGGAATTGTTTGGTTCTTTAGCACAGGGCAAAAAGTTGTAGAAACTGGAATTATCAGATATGAAGAATTTCAGGAAATTTATAATTCATGCTCTAAGCTAAATACTGATTTATGTAATATGCGAAGTTTACCAGCAGACGATGTAATGTTTGAACAATTTAGTAAACCGCAAAGAATAAACACTCTAAAAACAAGCCTTAATCGGTGGGTAGAAGATTATAATTTTAAAAGTAAAGTGTGGACACGTTCAATGTGGAAAGGAGGTAAACTACCATATCAATTATCAGTAAATGATTTTAATTGTTATGATGATGCAACATCAGGCAATACAAATAATGGAAGGAGTACAGAAAAATAAATTATTAATTTTAAAAAATGAAAAATGAAAAAAATAACTTCAATTTTATTATTAACAGCAATAATTGGCTGTTTCTTTATTAGTTGCGATGAAGTAAATAAAAATACTACTGCTATAACCGAACAGGCATTAACCGAAGCAAATCAAACAAATTTACTTAAAGTGCAACCGCCACCAAAATTAACATGGTCGCTTGAACGTGATAATTTAATCAAAAGATTTAAACTTCAAAATGATAGAACAATTACATTTTTTATGTATGTTTTTATTGAAGGGATTTCAGAACCCATAGGATATTATGAAGTGAATAAAGTAAGTTCAGTTAATAGCCAACTTACTAATACAGAACAATTAGCACAAGGTGATTATGGTGAAAGAATGGGGGATTTTGTTTTACCAAGTCCAGCCGAAGACGGAAGTTATGGAACTAATGGCGATGCTATTTTTGGTTTTACTCCCGAAGAAATCTATATTCAAACTAACATGAAATATATTACATCAACAGTTCCATTGCATTTTAAAAATGCCGTTAATAAACTTGCTATAATTGATACTGATTTAGCGAAATCATTAATAGCAGCAAGTAAAAAAGTAATGAATAAATAATATCATTCCATATTAGCGTAGAGAATATCTAATATGGAAACAAAATCTAATTTATGAAACCACAAAACTTCAAAGAATCAAATGTAATATTTTCCGATAAGGAAAAGAAAGACAGCCTTGTAATGCCAGCACTTCGTATTAATAACAATATAGTAAGTTGTTGGCATTTCACGTTAAGAGAACGATTAAAACTAATGTTCTCCGCTAAAGTTTGGGTACACGTACAAACTAAAGAAGTAGAGATACCTTGTTTGAAACTTTCTACATCAAAAAATGATATTATCATTAAGAAAAATGAAAAGATATAAAGTATTATTTTTTTGGACAGGAATGATATTAATATCTTTTTTGATTTGGGCTTTAATTTTATTTATTATTTTATGAAAACAAATCTAAAATAGCAGGAGGGATTAATATGAAATACGACGAAAAGGAATATTGGAATAAAAGAATGGAGTTGTGTGGATCGGTGAATACTTCTAAAGTTGACGGTATAAATCAGCAGGAAACAAATCTATTAAGAAAATATATAAAAGAAGGAGAATATGTACTTGACTATGGCGTGGGTGGTGGTCGTTTGTTTCCTGTTTATAATGAGATAAAACCTTACGTACAAGGCTTGGATATTGCAGACTTCCAGCAATTAATAGAAGAAAAAAGAAAACTTTATAAAGATTTTGAATACAAGCATTATATTTTAAATACAGTTGATATTTGTGGCTGTGAATATCCGGATAATAATTTTGATGTAACTGTTTCTTTCGCTGTATTTATGCACATAAGACCTGAAAACATTGAAAAGATTGTAAATGAATTAATACGAATAAGTGGTATATTAATATGTTCAAGTTACAACGGAGAGCCTTTGCTTGAATATGACGAACAGCATTGCTTTTTACATGACTATAATAAATTATTTAGTTCATATAAAATTGAGGAAACCTTTAAAATAGGGGACGGTCAATTTTGGGTAATAACAAAAAATGTTTAAAGATAAAAAAATATTATTCCTTTCACCCCACCCTGACGATATTGAATTTTATTGTGGTGGCATTTTATCAAAACTTACTGAACAGGGTAATGATATTATGAATGTCGCCTTTTCGCTTTGTACTGAATCTATTCCTGATGGTTTTCCCGAAGACATATTAAAGATGGAATTCATGCAGGCAATGAAAATGGCAAGGGTTTATAAAACAGAACTGAAAGAGATCCCTGTAAGACGTTTTAATGAATATAGACAGGATATATTGGAATACATGGTTAAGTTAAATAAGGAATTTAATCCGGATATTGTTTTTATACCTTCGGTAAATGATATACACCAAGATCATGAAGTAATACACAAAGAGGCATTAAGGGCTTTTAGGTGTTCGTTATTAAGTTATGAGATACCTTTAAATACTTATAAAACCGAATACAATCTAATCATTGAATTAGAATTAAAACATATTTTAAATAAAAATGAAATAATATCTTGCTATAAATCACAGAAATTCAGGCATTATTCAAATCCTGATTATACTTTGAATTTAGCAAAGTTAAACGGTTCATTAATAAAAAAAGATTATGCAGAAATATTTAAAATCATAAGATGGATAGATTAGAATTTTTAAAACAGCAACAAGAAAAATATCCTGAAAAGGCAAGGATATTGAGCGAAATTCCGAAATGGGTAACTTTAGGAGAAAATGTTAATATTCACAAGGGCGTTTTCTTTTCAGATCAAGGGTTTGGATATGAAAAAATAAATGGTAAATGGATTCATATTCCGCACTCAGGGAAGGTAATTATTGGAGATAATGTGGAAATATTCTCAGGAACAAATATAGTAAGAGCAACAGCAGATGATGGTATTACATATATAGGCAGAGGCACAAAGATTGATTATAATTGCCATATTGCTCATAATGTAAAGATAGGCGATAATTGTCTTGTTATTGCAGGAACAATTATAGGTGGCTCAGCAGAAATTGGAAATAATTGTTATCTCGGAATCGGCTGTATGATTAAAAACAAAGTTAAGATAGGAAATAATGTAACTATAGGAATGGGAGCTGTTGTAACAAAAGATGTCCCAGATAATGTAACTGTAGTTGGCAACCCAGCTAAAATATTAGTAAAGTAATGGATATAAGTATTGTCATCACTGCACATTTAGATCGTGGGTACATTCAAGAGTGTATTGATTCTATTAAGAATAATGGATTTAAAGGCAGATATGAAATTATAATTGCTATTGACGGAAATGAAGATTTGATTCCGATAGCACAGCAATATAGTAGTGAAAATATTGGTTATGTTTTTAATAAAAAAGGAAACTTAGCTACGAATTTTAATAGTGCCGTAACATTTGCAACCGGGAAGTATTTAAAGATAATAGCAGATGATGATATGCTTTATAAAGGTTGTTTACAGCAATTATTTGATGAAGCTGAAAGAAATGAAGCGGATTTATGTATAGGAAATATTCAACATCTAAATTTGGATGGGAGTATTATAGATTATAAAATGCCTCAAGGGGAATGGAAAGAATTAATACAGGGGCGAAAACTTTGCGGTGGATCTCATATTATTAAACGTGATTCGTTTATTGCGGTTGGTGGATTTGACGAAACCTTTAATATTGCAGAATCATATATACTTTATTTAAAATTAATAAGAGCAGGATTTAATAATTTTGTTCGCATTGACTATCCTATTGCTATATACAGGCATCATACACAACAAAAATCATTACATTTAACTTCAGATCAGCAGATAGAACGTAAAAAAGAAATGGATAAGATATGTTCTATTTATAACTTCAATAAAAAAAAGCACATAGCAATAATTACAGCAATGTATGGCAGGCATAGATTAACCGATAAAATTTTTGCTTATTATAAAAGATTAGAGGATGAATTAAAAGATGTGATTGATTTAATATTAGTTGTTGCCGGAAGTGAGGGAAGTAAATCAAAACAAATTGCTGAAAGCAATGGATGGAATTATATTGAGGTTGAAAATTTTCCTTTGAATGAAAAGTTTAATTCTGCATTATTAAAATCAAAGGAATTTAATCCTGATGCTGTAGTAGTAATTGGGAGTGATGACATTATTGATAAACGAATATTTACTGAAATTTATGCAAATACAAAGGAAAAGGCGTTGGGATTTTTGGATGCTTATGTATATGGTCTTAACGAAAGCAGGCTCTATAAATGGGAAGGATATAAAGACGAAAACAGAGAAGGCGAAACTTGTGGAGTAGGTAGATATTTTTCTAAGGAAATATTGGATAAGTTAGATTGGAGTTTATGGCAATCTGATATTCCACTTAATAATTCACTTGATCTTTGTTTAATTGATAATCTAAAAAAGATTAATGTAAAAATAAAAGGACTTTGGCTAAATGATTATTTTATTGTCGATTTAAAAGGGGTTGACAATATTACTCAAATGTTTAAATTCAATGATCCAAAATATTTGATTCAAAGAAATAATATTTACGAACATATTGAAGAAATAATAAAAGTAAAAAGAATTGAGAATTGTTTTGTAGCAAGGGCAATTAAATTCTTTACTCCGAAACTTTGTGAGCGGTGGGACTTAGATAATGAGATAATCCATTGCAAACCTCTTATTGTCTTTGGTTGTTATGATGGCGAAGATTACAAGGTTGTCTTAGACCACGCAAAAAATAATATAGTTGTAATTTGTTGGGCTGGTAGTGATTCTATGAGGCATGGACAAATGCAAAAATTAATCGGAGTTAAAAATATATTTCATATTTCTTCAAGTGCATGGACAAATAAAGACCTTGAAGCAGTTGGACTTCCTTACACTTATATTCCTTTATCTGTTGGAGTTTACAATGATATAAAGTCTGAAAAACTTGGAGAAAAGATTTATGTTTATACTTCAAAGACAAATCCTAACTTTTACGGGAAAGGATTTTATGAACAGTTAATACAAAAGTATGGTAAAGATAAATTTATTATAGCTGATTCAAGCACGTTTAACCGAAGCGAATTAATCGAAGCATATAAACAATCATTTATCGGGTTAAGACTTGTAGAACACGATGGATTAAGTGAAACGGTGGCAGAATTAGGTTTAATAGGACGTAATGTAATTTATAATGGTGATACTCCTAATGCTTTGAATTACGAAACCTTTGATGACATTTGCAGAATAATTGATAATGAAAGCAAAAAAATAGGAACTTATCAAAATGAAGTTACCGAAAATATGCAGCAATATTTAAAAGTAGATTCGGAATGGTTGAAAGTTGATAACTTTAAACAGCCTTTGATTAATATACTTATCCGTACTTGTAAACGTCCAGCACACTTTGAAAAGTGCATTAATAGTATTCAACAACAAACATATAATAATATCAATGTTGTTGTAGGAGTTGAGAATGGCGATAACGAAACTATGGAATATGTAAAGAAGTATGGTTTTAAAATTATTCGTTATGATAAGGTTACTGAAATAAAAGCAACACCTGAAGATCAAAAGAATTATGGCACATGGTTTCCTTTCAATCATTACTTAGATGTAATGTCAAGGCAAATAAAAGAAGGTTGGATAATGCAGTTTGACGATGACGATTTATTTTTAGATAATAAAGCAGTCAGCAAAATTGTAAATAAAATTCATACTGATAATGATTTAATACTTTGGAAAGTAAAATATCCCTTAGACCGGACCATCCCTAACACTCAAAGGTGGGAAGTAATGCAATATCAGAATGAGATTATTGATATTGATATTTCAGGCGGTGGGTTTTGTTACAATTCAATATACGCAAATCAAATAGAATGGGGTTACTTTAAGCGTGGCGATTATAGGGTAGTGAAAAAACTATTTGAAATATGTAAATTAAAAAGGTATATCAATGAGTGTTTAGTAGGCATTCAGGATTTACCAAACAGAGGGAAAACAGCTAAACAAATAGAAGAAATCAAACAAGAAAATAATTTTAATATAAACAATCAAACACAAAAACTTATGAAAATCATTTTACTAAAATCACACTACAAAGGTTATCCGCTTGGCGAAGTTAACGAAACTCAAGAAATGGAAGAAACCACAGCAAAGGCATTAATTGCAAAAGGAATAGCAAAAGAATTTACAGCGGACTTAGAAGAAGAAATGAATATTATTGATTCTGAAAAGGAGAAAGAAAAAAAGAAAACTATTGCTGAATTTGCAGCAAATGACGCTAATGATGACTTGGCAAGTGATAAAAAAGTATTAACTAATACTAAAAACGAAGATGAAGAAAAATTAAATTTGTTATCTGAAAATGAAGAGGCTGAACGGTTAAAAACTATTGAAGAAAATGAAGAGGCTGAACGGTTAAAAACTATTGAAGAAAATGAAGAGGCTGAACGGTTAAAAACTATTGAAGAAAATGAACGTGAAGCGTTGGAAGAAAAAGAAAATTCAAAACCAAAGAAAGCGGGACGACCTGCAAAGAAAGGAAATAAAAAATGAAAAATATGAAAGTAAATATAAAAGGTTTTGAAAAATCAATAATAAAAGCAAATAAATTAGATGTTCTAATATTAGCCCTTAATACAATTACAAGTAATAATATTATTGCTATTAAGATAATTATTTCGGAAAATGATTTAAAAGAAATAAAAGAAAATAGTAAACACCTAATTTTAGGTGATAATAATAGCTTTTTTCTTCAAGGTATTTACGTTTGTTCGTCAGAAAATATACGTGATGGCAATTTCATTATAGTTACCGAAACATCACTAATGTTAGAAGATAAATTTTTAAAAGTTATAAATAAAATAAATAAAAAATGACAGTAACTAAAATAAAATGTTTCCAAGAATGGCTAAAAGAGTTCAGGGAGAATAATTATAAGCGTCAATGGAAGCAAGGAAAACGTGAACCAAAAAATTTAAAACATTGGACTTAAAATAAAAAACTATGAGTTTTTGTGTACTTGCAGATTTCACAGGCGATGTAAATGTTTCTCAAAGTAGATACGGGAATGCTGATTTATTGAGTATTATTGAAACTACTGAAAAGAAAATCTTAAAAGATTTACTCGGCGAAGACTTATACGCTAAAGTAATTGCAGCACCTACTACAAGTCCTTATTCATTGCTTGTTAGTGGTACTACTTATCATGTGCTTAATCAGGATGACATCTCTGTTAATATAGTATATGAAGGAATAAAACCTATGTTAAAATATTTTTGTTATGCTGAAATATTAAAACGACAACAGAATGAAAATACAAGTGTAGGACAAGTAGAGCCAAATCAGGATAACTCAAACCGGATGCCTAAGAATAATCTTAATACGTTAATTTCACAGGCTTACAATAAAGGTTTGGACTTATACGGGTATGATATTGACAACTATGCAGCGAATGATTCTTTTATACGTGGCAAACGGTATCAAGATCTGAAAGTAATATCTGAATACGACTATTACCAAAAGTTTTTGCGTGCAAGTTGCTACAATTATTTGTCGTATGAAGCCACGAACCACCCCTCGTACTTTGAAACATGGATTTTCACAATAAAAAATATTAGCGGATTTTCAGGATGGCTGTAGATATAATAAGTACGGTACAAACGCTTATAGACAGTATCAGAGATACTGCTGCCATCACTTCTATTACCCATACAGGCACTACATACACGATAAATACCGCAGATACTAAACGCCTTGCAGTTAATCAATGGGTGCGAATCGGAACTACTAATTATAAGATTGTAACCTTAACGACAAATGTTTCATTTACTATTGTCAGTTCTTCTAATGTAGTTGGCTCAATATGGACCGCGCTTGCTCCGTATTACTTCTATGGTACGCCAAAACAGATTTCAAATACACTTTCTAAGTTATCAGACAGCGAAACAAAATATCCGATCATAGCGTTAATGGAGACTATGCCAGCTACTGTAAACAATGATGAAACGCAACCTATTGAAAGGACTGTGTCGCTTGAAATGTTTTTTGGTGATTTATGCAACCCACCTGACTGGGATAGCGAAGACTATTATACCAATGTAATTGATAAAATGCAAGTGTATATTGATTCATTCATTGATGCCTGCGAAAATAGTTCGCTTGTAACATTGCCTGATACTCACAGCGAAACACCTTATTCACGTTGGAATATGACATTAACAGCAACCGGAGCAAATGTTTTTAACGAAAATCTAAGTGGTATAATGTTATCAATAGATTTGGAATTTATGCGGAGTTTAGCCTGTGATGAATAATGGTTTGCGATTCATGTAGTGTTAACGATAACTCAAATTGAAATGAAAAACTTTAAAGTATGATAAAAAGATTGATTGAAAAACTTCTTAAAGCATTACGTGTGTACGTAATTATGGGTAGCCCTTCGGACAAACATCCTTCGGGCAAACACGACTGTAGAGAAAACAGAGAAGTAATTGAAAAATTACCATTACTTGAAGGAGATAGTTATATGTCGCCACCTAAATACCATATCGGCGACACATACAATGTGAAATGTAAAATTTGTGGTAATAATTGGTGGCAGAATTACCCATAATGGAAGTCTTAAAACCTCACGAATTTATTGAATCCTTAAAACTTAATCCTGATTTTACTGTTATAGAGGCATTAAAGCCCGATATGTATCAGCTAATTGTTATGTATAAAGATAATACCACTTTATGCAGCAGAGGTACATTTAGACGACCTGAATGTGTTCAGTATATCAATAAACGCCTTACCTATATTGCCGATCTGCAAGAGGAAATGAAAAAAAGAAATATTGTTTTATAACCTCATCGTTTTACCTCATCAAAGTCCGCAACAGGAATCAGTTGCTGATTCTAAATTTTAAAAGATTGTATATAGTAGAAAAATATGGTTAAATATTAAATACTATTTTGATCTTCTTCTTAATATAAAACAAACAAATCCGCCAAGTTACAGCACAAAAAATTATAAAAGATATTGGCATCGGTGTAATAATAACTGTTATTAGCGGTATCATACTTTGGTTAATATTTGGTTAATATCTGTTAAGAAATAACTATCAAAATTTTAAATGGATTATTACAACTTTAATACTTATCATAATTAACATAATCGCATGGATAATATCAATATCCATATCAAAATGTTAATCATTATTACATATTTAAATCCTTTATGATTATATGCTAAAAAAGGAGTTTTGTCAATTATCCATTGTAATTTTTTCATGTTATTTCAAATGATTGGTGGATGAAAATAGTCTATCTTATTTTTGGAGCATTATTAACCATTTTAGGATATTATCTAAATTCCAACCTATCCCAAAAGCAATCCCACCACCAATTAATAGAGCAAATAGATTCTTTACGAAATACGAAGATAGATACTCAGAAATTAAATTAACAAAGCCATTATTTTTGGTTTCCAAATTTTTCCTATACTTTCTTCTGACGAATAAAGCGAAAAAATATTGTAAACAAGTTTTCGAGCCTGAAAGTTGCATATAATACTCTCCTATTTTTTAGTTTTAAAATACAAATATACATAAAAAGTATTAATAAATACTAAATATTAAAAAATAACTTATATATTTTTGTATTGATTAAAATTATAAACTAATTAAAAAACAAAGATACTATGTCAAATCAATGTTCATGCACACTCGGCAAATTAAATACTCAACAGAATTCTTGTCCGAGTATTGCTCAAATAGCAAAGCGTCTTATTATTGTTCCTAAATTCAAAGCCGATGGAACGGTAAATGAAATAACCAATGTCGCTGGCGTTACAAAAGCAGCTTTACAGGCTAAGTTTGACGCTAACGATATTGACGATCGTTGGTTTCCGCTTTCTGAATTAAAGAATGTAGTAGAAGAAAAAGCCGATACAGTTAACGAAGAATTTACTGATAAAAGCCTTGTCCCTATTGACGAAGGTAAACGGTCTTTTACCGGAGCAATTATAAATCAGGGAAGTAAATTGCTTGAAAAACTCGAATCATGGGCTTGTCAGGAATTTGGAGTTTATGTAATTGATAAAAATTCGAATTTCATTTACATTACTGATTCTGCGACTAAACTTAAAGTACAGCCGATTGCCGTTGACCAAAATTCATGGAGAATTAAGTACATAAAGGCAACCGATACAACAGTTGCGAAACTCGAAATAAAATTTGATTTTGCAATGAATATGCAAGACAAATATTTAAGAGAGATTGCAAGTGAAGATTTGGATTTTGACGGTTTGAATACAGCCGATGTTTATGCTTTATATACCTGTTCAGGCGTAGTAAGCGGACTTTCAACTACAGGTTGCACAATGACTATTACAACTGATTACGGTCTGCCTGTAAAGAATCTTTTAATAACTGATTTCTTTGATACACATGGAGGAACAAATTCAAAATTATATAATGTAACTGATTCAGCAGCCGTTACAATAGCAACTTTTGCGGAAACAGCAGACGGAGTATATGCCTTTACTTTTATAGCGCAAACACCAGCAGATGTTCTACGTTGTACTCCCGATAAATCACATTATGATTTTGCAGGAGTTGTTTCAGCAACTATAACAATACCGTAAACGATGATAAAAAAGATAAACGGAATTCAGTATAATGTGGACGCAATTTCTCAAATGACCTTTGAGGAATTTCGTTCCACTTGTACTGGACAAAGTGAAGACAGGATCATAAATGTTTGGCGTGAAATTACAGGTAAAGAGCCTGAAATTGAGAAGAAAGAAAAAAAGGAAATAAAGCCAAAGAAAGAAAAGGTTGAATTTTCAGAAGAAAAAGAAAAACAAGAAATTAAAGAGTAGGTTTTTATTTGTTTATTTAGGGTTTGAGCCTTGCCTCTAAAGGCAGGGCTTTTTTAATTTAAAGTGATGGATATAAAGACACTTTCAAATAAGATAAAAAAACTTAATATAAATGCAATACTCAAAAAAGTATTTCAGAATTCCGATATTAAAGCCTTTATCATTGAAAAGAATCAGGAGCAGTTGTATAACTATGGTCAGGATGCAAAAGGAAAGGAATTAAAGACTTATGCAGCACTCGGTGGGCGTGTTTATGGTAATTATACAATACAACAGAAACAGTTAAAAGGACAACCTACGGATAGGGTTACGTTAAAAGATACAGGAAAGTTCTACAATACATTTAAAGTCGGTGTACAGTCGGAATATGCAGAAATTAAGGCTAATTTTAAAGTACATGGAGAGGATATTTCAGAAAATGTTGAAACTGATAATGTATTAGGTATTCAAAAAGAAAATATGCCTTTATTAATTCAAAAGATTAAACCATATTTTATAAAAGAATTTAAAGAAAGTTTGTTTAAAAAATGAAAATATACAATAGCATTGATAATCTTAATTTGTATTGTTACGGTAAAATTTTGGAAACAAATGACTTGCGTTATTTGCTTGTTTTGGACGATTATTTTGAGTTACCTGAAATTAAAGAGAAAGAATATAATGAATTATTTAAAATTTGGGAAAATATAAATGATGAGATTGTTGAATTAACTGGAATAAGTGAAGATTATAAAGAGCAATTTAGGTTGAGAAAAAGCATTGCATTGTTAAAAGTTGATATGATAGTAAACGAAAACAAATCTTTGCAAACGCTAATTGAAATAAAGGAAATGGAGCTTTTGAATTTACAACCAAAGAATAAGACAAGTATTGATGAAAGTATTATCAGTATAGAATCTATTTTGAAAATTCAGATCAATGATAAAAAAACCAGCACAAAAAAATATTTCAGTTATATAAAATTTATCAATAAAAAACATGAAGAAAATTAAATATTGGTTAAAAAAATTGTGGTTTATTTTATCAATTAGTATAATTACGCTTATATCATTACCTTTCTATATTACAATGATAGTATGTAAAGTGATATTAATTTTTATTTCATTTTTAGTAAAATATATAAATAAGAATATGTATTTAAAATTTATTAATACTATATTAAAATTTTAATTTATGTCTGATTCAAGTAAGATAAATTATTCAGATGTTTTTGATAGTGAAAGTTTCAAAACAGGGATACAATCATTGTTAGATTTAATTGCAAAAATAAAGGCAGAAGCAAAAATATCGGTTGCTGGAGCGGGGACTTCTTTGAGTGGGAATAAAGGTAATACGTCGGCTGACATGAAGCAAGCCGCTAAAGATATTGAATTAGTTAATAAAGCACAAAAGACATTAACAGCAACAGAAGAGGCAGAAATAAGGGTGCGTCAGGCAGCAAAAGAACAAATAAAAAATAGAGAGATGCTTTTAAATGCAGAGGCAAAAGCATTAATCTACGCTGAAGGTTCAATGAAGAAATTAAATGCGGAGTTGGAAATTAACCGCATGAAATATCGTAATTTATCACAGGCACAAAGAGATAATAAAGATATTGGCGGTAAATTACTTACTACTATTCAGCAACAGGATTCGCAGATAAAGAAATTAGATGCAACATTAGGCAACCATCAACGAAATGTAGGGAATTACAAAAGTGCATTAGAAGGGTTAAAATCACAATTTGGCACTATATTTACTGCTGCTGGATTAGCTGGTCTTGGAGTTAATCTTATCAGTAATGCTTTTTCGCAATTAGGGAGCTTTATAAAAAATTCTTATTTAGCTTATGAAGAAGCTGAAAAACAGGAAAGGGTTTTAAATTTCGCATTAGGCGAAAGAGAAAATGTTACTAAAGATTTAATAAGTTATTCAGAGCAATTACAAAATGCTTCAGGTGTAGATGATGAAACAATACAATCACAGGAAGCATATCTTGCCTTACAAGGAAGGAGTACAGCGCAAATCAAAAAGACTATTCAGGCTGCAATAGATTTTTCAAAAGCTACAGGAGAGGATTTTGAAAGTGCTGTAAAAAAATTAGACGGATCAATGGAAGGTATTTTGGGTAAAATGGCAAAATATGATTCACGTCTTAAACAATTAACACCAGAACAATTAAAAGCAGGTGCAGCTATTGAGATATTAGGTGAAAAGTTTGCCGGAGTTGCTGCAAAATCCTTAACATTAACGGATAGATTGGGCGTGTTATGGGATGAAACTAAAGAAAATGTCGGAGATTTTACAAATTCATTAGCGGAATCAATAATATATGTTGTTACTTTTGGACAAGCGTTTAATGATGCTGGGGATGAAGCTGAGGAAATGGGTAAGAAGGTAAAAAAGACAGGCGAAGAAATACAAAAAGAAATTTTATTATTAAGTAATCTGCAAGCTACAACTGCTATTATACAAGGTGATACTGTAAAAGCAACGGAATTAGCAACGGAAAATTATCAATCTTATCTTGAAACATTAACATCAGTTGAGCAATTACAAAAATTAATAACAGAAGAAGGCAATAAATACATTTCAGAAAAAAATAAAATATCTTTATTAACAAATGCACAACAAAATAAATTAATAAAAGAAAGAATAGAAGCGTTAAAAGATGAACAAAATGCGTTAGGTATTATAGAAAGATTAAAATCTAAAATATCTGAATATGAAACAGCCAGAGATAAGGCATTGACTAATAATGAAATTGCACGATATAATAAATTAATTGAAGAAACGCAAAAACAATTAGATGCTTTATTAGGTAAGACGGAAAAAGTTACTAAAGCAACTAAAGAAAAAATAAAAGCAGAAACAACATTTTATGATATACTTACAAAAAAAATAAAAGAATATACTGACTTGCAGCAACAAGCCATTATTGATATGAATCCTTTATTGGTAAAATCTCTAACAGATGAACTTGCTGGATTTGTAGCATTAAAAAAGGGAATAGATGACTATCAGACAGCTTTAAATGATGCAAGTAAAACAACTCAAACAATAATTGATACTACCGAACATGATGTATGGTTTAAAGCAGTTTTCGGAATGTCCTATGATGAGATTGAAGAAAAAAGAAAAAAGACAATGCAGGATAATGAAGATGCACAGAAAAAAATAAAAGAAGACCAAAAAGATTTTTTTGAAGCAGTTGAAGAAACATCTACCGCAATAATAGAATCATACGAAAAAAGGAGCGAATCAAAACAGGCAAACATTGACAAAGAACTTGAAGCCTCAAAGAAATACGAAGACCAATTACGTGAACTTGCAAAGACCGGAATAGAAGGAGCAACAGAGAATTTGGCATTTGAACAAAAGAAACAAGCAGAAATCGAGGCTAAAAAATTACAACAACAGAAAACACAAGAGCATTTAAAATTAAGCATGGCAGCAATTACAGCCTTTGGTAAAATTGCTGAAACAGATCCTGACAAAGCACTTGTAAAAACCATTACTGAAATAACTAAATTACTTGCATATATAAATACTATCCCTGCATTTGCAGAGGGTGTTATTGAATTTAAAGGCAAAGGCACTACAAAAAGTGATAGTAATATAGTTAAGTTGTCCGATAAAGAAAGTGTAATAAAAGCAGAAGCAACAGCCTTATATAAGCCACAACTCAAAGCCATGAATGAATTACGTTACAATCCTTTTGATTACATCAATATTCCAAAAGACCGGATGCAAAAAGATAATTCAGATTATGGAGTTATTAAAGAAATTCAGGTTTTAAATGAAACATTAAAAAACAAAACAGAATACAGCATTGATATTAACAGCCTAACACATGAAATAGTTGAAAGAGTACAACGTGGAAATACTATTGTTATCAATAAACATAAACCTAAAGGACTTTTTTAAATGATTGATTACGCTTTCAAATTAAACGGTATTCAGGATGAAAAATTCCAGCCCAAAGAACTGGAAGCACTCGAAATAAAGGCATCATTTGAGAATGGTTCTGTTCAACCTAATATCACAGCAACCGAAATAACGCTTATAAACGAAGGAGCAACCGAAATTAATAACTATATAGACGGGGGAATAAATAATTCAACACGGGGCATCTTTGAGGGTCTGCCGTATGAAATTTTACTATTATCAGATCAACCGCCTTACAATGCTTTTAAAGGTTATTTGGATTTGCTTACTATTACCCGTCAATGTGATGAGGTAAAAGTAAAATTAGTATCTGATGATGACTTGGCAAAATTTTCAGAAAAATGTCAGGCGACAACCTTCGGATATTTGGATTCACTTGGACTTTTCCCAGCTTCTGTATTAACGCCTGTTCCTTATATTATTAATTATATTCCAGACGGGATGCAATTAATAATGATAGGCATTTCGTTATATTTGATAAGTAAGGAATTGTATGAAACGATTCCTAAAATACCTGAATATGTTACTGATGTCGTATTAGCAGCAACTCCAACAGTAGGATTAGGAGCGACAATAGATGTCGGCAATATTATTATTTGTTCAATAAAATTAGCATTATTAATTGTTTATTGCGTGATGATTATAATTGCAATAGTTAAATTAATAGATTCTTTATTCGATGAAATTTATAGTATCAAAAGGTGGTACAGGGCTTGTAAGGTTAAGAAATTGTTAGAAGTTGCCTGTACATACATGGGATATACATTTCAGAGTTCTTTATTTGATACGCCTTCGCCTTTTGAAAACATGGTTTTTTTGCCAGCGAAGACAGCAAAAGGAACGGTAACAGAAAATGACAGTCATCAGTCTATTTTTTCACATACTATTATTGACGATACCGGAGTGCCTAACTCATTAGGATATGGATATACCGTTTCCGAAATGTTTGAATTAGTAATGAAAATGTTTAAGGCTAAAATACTTATAAAAAATGGGAAAGTATATTTAGAACCGAAAATAAATACAGGATTCTGGCAACAAATGGCAACTTATACTTTACCCGAAATTGAAGTTTTAGACAAAAAATATAATACCGATGAACTTAATCCTAACTATATTATAAAATTCGCTTACGACACAATGGATCGCAATACCATTGATAATTTTACCGGAATTAATTACGAAAGGATTACTTCGCCAATTACTATTAATGATAAGAAGCATTTAAATTTCGGAGGTCTTAATGAAATAAGTTTACAGGTAGGATTAGCAACCCGTAAAGATTCAACAACAGAGGTCGAAGATTTGCTTTCAGGATTAGCAATAATAGTTGATAGTGTAGTAGGATTGTTAGGCGGTTTTTCAAGCACAATAAATAATTTTACTGATAGAGTAGGGGTGATGAATGTTAGCGAACATTTTGGATGGCAACCAAAAGTATTATTAATGACTACTTCTAAAAAAATACCAAATACTAATAGAACTTACTTATGTGCTAAATATCTTTATCAGAATTATCATTATATTGATAGTTTTGTTGCCAATGGATTCGGGGGACAATATGAAATTTATGAAGGTAAAACAATTCCTTTTTGTTTACATGATTTTTTAAAGACAGTTGAATGTGGTATGTTTACAACTGTTGACGGATTACAAGGCAAGTTTGATAGTATCATTTGGAATTTTACTCAAAATTATGCTAAAGTAGATTATCGGATTCAAAAACCATACACGAAAAACCTTCAAGAAGTTTTTATAGAGCCTTAAAAAGTATTATTTAATACTATATAAAATTTTTAATAATAATTACTTTTGTTACTTATGAAATTAGAGGAGAAAATACAAAAACAAATAAAGGAAATGCAGCAGTTTGTAAAAAAACAGACTAATTATGTTAAAGATTATCAAACTGAAATAAGCAAAAATATTAATTTATTACAAGACGAAAAACAAAAGGCTCAAGTATCAGCAATGATGAATGAAGCAATGAAAGGAAATTTGCAAAATGTTCAAGCAATAGCAAAGCAGTTACAGAATGATTTGGAATTAAAGAATAAAGAAAATGCCAGTTAATATAATCAGTAGAAAGTTTTGGAATCAATTAACAAATGGTAAAACATTTGGTACGTCAACTGGCGATTATACTACTTTTTTGCAGGGCAGTATTTGCGAAAAAATAAGAACCGAAACAACTATTGATGTTTATTGGAAATCACAGAGCCAATTATATGTAGATGAATGGATAGTTACTGGTATTGTCTCTCCAATGACTGTAACAAGGGTTGTTGGCTCATTTCTTGATGATGAATTTAATATCGGTGATACAATATATTTTGATGCTTGGTTTGGGGCTTCTCAATATACAGGAACTGGAACAATCACTTCCTGTAATGACTTATCAATAATATTTACCGTTGCAACTGGCAGTCTTTCATCAGGCAGCCCAGATGTAATGACTATATTTGGCACTACTTCATTAACTGCGGTTATATTTAAATATAATTTAATTGAAAATTCAGAAGCCGATACGTTTCTTTCTAAAATTGACGGAAATACTTTAAGTTATGCAGGGAGTGGATTAACTGGTACAGATACTACGCTAACATCACAAGGAACTTTATTAAGTTGGAAAGACGGGGGAACAGTAAAAGTAAAAACAGGAACATCAGGCGTTACAGGTTATCAGCGTTTTATTATTACGCATGATTTTTGGGTAACTCCTTTCTATTTACCTACGCAATACGATGATTTACAAAATGGCATTGCTCCTTCTTATTTAAAAGATGTTTGTAGCTTAAAGTATATAGCAAATTACGAATTACGTCAAAGTTTATACAATCCAAATATTACTCATGGCGGTATTGATTCGCAGATGTTAGGTGATGTAAGTTGGTTTGATGAACATTTTAACGGATTTATTCCCATTGAGTTTACAAAAGAATCAATAGCATATTCAGTAAGCGGAACAACCGTAACGGAGTTGCAACCTAACTCAATTACTCATGTAATTATTGAAATTAACTCGGTAAATAATTTATTCTCATCTGGTAACACTAATTTTATTGTTAACCTTTTCAAACTTCCAATAAACGATAGCGAATATAAAAATACTTTGACGGATATGTTTGATAATTTTGTTTTCGAGCAATGTTTTCAAACAATAGGTAGTGGTGCGGTTTCCGGTGATTATGGAATATTTACAAATGTAGTAGGTTCAATAGTTACAAATAGATTGCATATTGAATTTGACGTTACTTTTACGACTGCTCAAAAATTACTTATAGCAGAACGTCAATATATTATTTCGGTAATAACGGACGATTACACACAGCCACACGCAACAAGCAAAGAGGTTAATGTTTTATGTGATTATAACGATTTTCTTAATTCAATAGACAATCCGAATTTATTAAGTTTAGATTATTGTAAATTTTGGGAGCATCCTTTTAATTCTACGGTAACAGGTACAGGTACGAAGGATTTTCGGGGATGGATTACAGACGGAGTGAAAAACGAAACAGAATTTACTTTAAGTGCTGGCGCAACATTAAATTATTTAAAATTTAAAATAAGAGCAAAAAATTCAGTAACATTAGATGAATTTGATGTTATGCTTTACGATTTTGATTTATCCGGTTATCCTGTTATTGGAGGGCAAAGAGTTGTTTCAATTAATACAACAAGAGGTTTTAAACTTGTTACAGCAAGTTTGAATAATTTAGTAAGTTTTGCAAACACAGGAACTACAAATCAATATCTTTTAAAATTTGCTTTAAAATTACGGTGGGAAGACTGGATAGAATTATTATCAGCCGATCAGGATTTTTATAATGCTACGCTTTTAAATAATGGACTTTCTCAAAAATGGAGTAATTATTCTGATGCTGTTGCTAATTGGACCTTGGAAATTTTACAAATAGCAACAGTAGAAGACCCATTAACAGGAACGACAACAGATTTTAATATTGTATCAGATTTAAAATCTCATAATTTCGCAGAGGACGGGAATACTCCTCCTTTATGGACTGTTGCACTCGAAACATTTGAAGGTGCTGTAAGTTTAGGAACTGGTAATAATGCAAAATATTCTTTAACTCAGGATACTTTAGTTGTAGCGACATTTACAAGTTCGGGAGCATTAACAACAGGGGCTTTATATGGACTGATTTACATTGAACAATATCAACAAGGTGGTATTTATAATCAATGGCAGTTATCAACTGAAGAACTTCCAGCTTCAAATAATTGGTTAAAACCTGTAACAGGACAAACAAAAGCAAAGTTAACAATATTAGGGGCTAATCAATTAAAGGTTGAGGCAATGATTGATTATACTAAGGCTTTCGGTGATATTTCTATTGCTGCACGAATTGGATATAATTGTGTAGATGTTGCAGAAGTAAGAGCGACAAGTTTTTGTTTTGCAAATTGGGATTTCATTTTAAATATGAGATTTTTTGATTTAATAATTGACGGAACTACTATTGTGTCAATGTATCCAGTATCAGCACCATATACAATGACTGAAATAATAAATGATTTATTTGTTGCTTCAAGCGGATATACATTTTCTAATATTCCCTTCCCTACAATTACATATCCATTAGGAAGACATTGGATATTTGCAGCACCAGTAGGACAAGGAAGTTCTGCTAATGGACGAGTAATAGAATTAGTTTTATATACATCAACAGGAGCATGGCTTATTAATGGAATATTTTCCGCAATGACAGGAGGAGTTGATGCCTATGGTTGTCCAAGATTAATAGTTCCAACAACAAGGAAATTATTAGAAACAGGAAGTTATAAATTATTGGAAACAGGTGATTTTAGAAATTTAGAAAATTATTAATAAAAAATAATAAATAAAATGGCAGACAAAACAGATAGTCAATTAACAACAGCAACACCTGCATTGTTAGATATTATAACATTTGTAGATTCATCAGAACCAGTAGGAACTGAGAATAGAAAATGTACGATTGCTGCATTTCTAACTACATTTAGAATAAAACAGGGAGAATCAGATAGTGCAATAGTATTAGCAGGAGTAACTAAAGCATTTGTTTTTTCAACTGCAATAGGTACTGCTGTAGATGGAAGTGATTATGATTTACCTTTAACTTGTATGGATGCTTTAAATGCAACTGAAATAGTTGGGTATGTTATAACAAATAGAACTCAAAATGGATTTGAAATAACGCCAACAGCAGACGCTTATATATCTTTTACAGCAATTTTGATTTAAAAAATGTCAGTAACTATCTTAAATACAGGATTAACACACGCCTTACAAGGTATGGCGGATAAATGGGACTTAAATCAATTAAGTTCTGTAGTGATCTTTCCTGTAGAAGAAGACAGAGATTATAGTTTATGTTGTATTAAAGAATCTGTATTAGCAGACTATTCAGGCACTATTTGGAAGAATGATGTCAAGGGGTTTATGTTTCAAGTTGCTGCTCCTACAGATACCTTAGTAATGTATTTACAAAAAGATACTGTTGATGTAGCGACATTAAATGATAATACTTATGGGACTTATTATGCAATAGGTGGGATTACATATTATACCGATCAATCTTTATTAACCGGATATATTTTAGAATGGTCGAAAGTTTTAGCATTAAATGGTATTGGAAATTATCGAATAAAAATAGTTTATACGACATTTAGTGGCTCGACAACAACTTATTCAAATAATTTTAAATTAAGAGTATATTCATTTGAAAATGCAAGTGGAACGGTTAGGATTGATTCTTATATGAATGGTTATTTGATGCGAAACAGGATGAATTATAAAGGTTTGAATTTTCCTAATATGATAAGAGTAAGGGGATGGTTTGGTAATTCAGAAGAAAAAATTGAAACGACAAATGATATTTATGCTAATTATATTAATGAAAAAAGACTTGTTGTTCAGCGTAAAGTTCAACAAACAGATATTTTTAATTTAGAATTGCATCCATTACCAAAATGTATAGCGAATGATATTCGTTATTATCATTTTTTAGCGAATGATATTTATATAACTGATTATAATATTTTGAATTATGATTATGATTTACAGAGAAAAAGAATTTATAAAGACGAGGCATTTGTTTTTAAGTATACCAAAACGAAAAGAAATATAATTATTCGTGGAAAATTAATCGAAGCTATCAATGACAACCAGAAAACAAATTGTTAAAGTATTATTTAATACTAAAAAAATTATGTTAATTAATTAAATTTGTAATAATATGAAAAGATTTATTTTTATAATAATTGTTTTATTTTTGGGATTAAATATTTATTCTCAAAATGCTACTTATACAAGGATTTCAATTGATACTGTAAAAGCAAAAAATAGAGTAACAAAACATTGGTTTTTAAAAGATACTGTTAGAATTAAGGGATTAAAACAAATGCCAATAGATTCTAATAATGTCGCTCCTTTAGGTATAAGAAAAAGTGATAGTGCTATAGTACAATTATGGAATAAAGGGATTATAGGTATGACTGGTAATACTGGCGCAATGGGGGCAACAGGTTTAACGGGGGCAACTGGTGTTACTGGAGAAAATGGTAATACAGGAGTAAATGGACTTACAGGAGCGACAGGTTTAACAGGAAGCACGGGAGCAGACGGTGCAATAGGGCAAACAGGAGTTACGGGTATTACTGGTGCTACAGGCGAAACAGGAGTACAAGGACTAACAGGAAATACAGGCGCAACGGGAGCAACTGGCGAAACAGGAATACAAGGATTGACAGGTAATACAGGAGCGACTGGAGATTCATATTGGACTAAAAATCATGGAACATTATTTCCGTCAACTATCTCAGATAGTGTAAGAATAGGTGGTAATTTATCCGATAAAAATTTTGCTAATCTTGAAGTAAAAAATGGTAACATATTATTCTATGACACAACAGCAACAGGTACTTATTTTGGTGCAGATGGTGGTAGCAATAGATGTTATATTAATCCGCAAAAAGTGTCATTTAACTATCAACATTTTTCTCCTGCATATATAGAAGATACGTTAGTAGGAATACTCTCGTTCAGCATGGGTCTTAATAATTACACTAAAGGACATCAATGTTTTAATTACGGACATGAAAATAAGATAGGAAAATATAGAGCATCCGACCCTTCCTCACTTGATGGGCGTTCCTATGGCATAGGCGTTCAATTAACTAACTATGGGGATGGTTCAGGGACTTTTGGAGGACGCTTAAATATTATTGACTCTACTGCTGATTACGCTTTTATTGCGGGTGGTTACGGAAACCATATATATTCAGGAGCAACATATTCTTTTATTGCGGGCGGGGTAAATAATAAAGAAAGAGCGACTCAATCAATGATATATGGTAGTACTAATTATGACAAGGGAACGGAGTTAAATTTTCTTGGCGGAAATTTATCCATTAATGAAGCTCCTTCTACTTTTACTTCTGGTATTTGGTTGAGAAACCAATGTTATCAAAGCAGTTTATTCGGGAAAAATAATAAACGCAATCAAGGATATTCAAAAGTCGCATGGGTAACTACCGATGCTTTATTTACCATTGCAAATGGTACTGATAGTACTACTAATTCCCATGATGGCTGGATTATGTATAAGAATGGGAATGTAAAGAATACCGCAGCACATATTGATACTATGAAGATTGTTAGAAATGCTAACTATACTTGTCTTGCTACCGACTACGTAGTAATAGATAGTGCGGGAACAACAAATGATACAATTAGTTTATATGCTACACCAAAGAACGGACAATCCATTTATATAGCAAAGAAAGACTGGTATCAAGGATTAACCGTAATAAGTGGTAATGGGCATCCTATAAATTATCATTCATATCTTTCTTTGAAAGGATTAGGAAGTGCAATGCAATTATTTTATAACGAAAATCAGGAAGAGTGGGTGAGAATAGCAGATGCGGATTCAGTAGAAATTCCAGACACTAATGTTACAGCGTTATCTTTTGTTTCAAGATTTAGGGCTGATTGGGGAGTTACAAAAGATGGAAGCGATCTTGTAAGCCAATGGGATGACCAGATAAGCACGAATGATTTAGTACAAGCAACAGGAGCTAATCAGCCGACATATTCCGCAACAGGATTCTCTGGAAGCAATCCTTGTATGGTGTTTGCGGGTAGTCAATGGATGGATGTTGCTGCTCTGGCTGCCACATTAACACAACCTTATACGATGGTTGTAATATGGAGTGCTACTAGTGTTCCTGCTAATTCTGATTTCGTTTATAGCGGTATAGGCACAGATATTCATGCTTTCCAGGTTAATCCTAATGGTAGTGTTGGAGAGGCAGGAGTCGGAAAATATCCCACATGGATAACTTATGCTCAGTCTTATCCACTTACTCAATGTGCTATACAAGTATTCAATGGTGCATCTGGAAAAGCCTATGTTA